GTATGGACGCTGATGCAGTTGTATCAGCCGAATGGGCTAGGGAGAAGTTGGGTATCCCGGCTGATGACGACCCCCTCCGGCAAGGCATGGCTGAAATGGTGCTTGACAGGAAAGTCAACCCGCCTAATCCCTTTGGAATGGGCAATCAAGCAGTGGCGCCTGTGAAAGAAGGCGACTCGAAGACTGAAGACGAAATGCCTGAAAAGAAACTGATGTGATAACATGCAACCGATACGCAAGGACCCAGCGGGCTTCAAGACAGTAGAACTGGCGAATGCCCGCATCCTAGCGAACCTTGTGCTCGACATTGAGGAGTTGGTCCTGCGTGCAGTTGACCGCATGAAGGGTGAGAGGAAACTCGCATCCCTTATCCCAAGCAAACTTTGGACGGCTGCACTCGTTGTCCCATTCCCATCAGAGTTCATGACGCTGATTGACAGCGTTGACCAGATTGAGATGGTTGTCGATAAGAACGCGGCTGGTAGAGCGGCAGAGCGTATTGTGTGGACCGCACAGTCCCAGGGCCTACGATGGGCATCCAAGGCTCTCATCAAAGCGGGCCTCGAGAAACCCGACCCAGTTGTATGGGCGGGTGGTGGTATGTTCGGGTCTACCGACATGATACCCCAACAGAACGTCACCAAGGCCTTTGTTTTGCCTCCTGACCCAAAGATGATTGCTTTGTATAAAGAGCGGGTAAAGAGCGAAATAAAGAACCTTACGGGCTTCCAATCGCTGGCTATCAAAAGGGCAATCACAGAAGGGTTTCAGAAAGGTGAGACCGTCTCACAGATTACGAAGCGCATCAAAGATGTAACCCCGATGGCCAAGCGCAAAGCCGTAACCATCGCTAGAACAGAAACACTCGCAGCAGGTAACGCAGCAGCAAAGCGGAGATACACTGACGCGGGTGTTGAGAAGGTCGAATGGGTCGCCGCATACGACGACAGTGTCTGTGATGAGTGTGAGAGTAAACACGGCAACGTTTACCCCATCGGAGACGCACCCGACTTACCAGTGCATCCGAATTGCAGGTGCACGTTAATCCCATACATTGAGAAGGAGGAATAAACTATGACATTTTACGGATTCGGAAGCGCGCAGGTGTCTGCGCATTACACACCCACGCTATCGCTTGGGGAAAGAATAGCATTTGGTTACGAATCGGGGATAGAGCGCTGGCACAAGTTTGGCTTTAATCCTGATGTAGACGCGGCGGTAGAAGCATCTGTCGTGCCATACTCAACGGGTGGCGTCAAGGCAAACTTCCCGCTAGTTGCAACTTACCCAGGCGCACAGGTTGAGATTGACTCTTCAAGCACTGACGATGACGGAGACCCCGCGGGTACTGGCGCACGCACGGTAACAATGTATTACCTCACGAGCGCAGGTGTTGAGAAGACGCACACGTTCACAATGGACGGCACAACCGATGTCGCATCAGGCACGGGCTGCGCTGACATGTGGCGTATCAATGGCCTTCGCATAAAGACGATGGGCTCCCTCCAGGGTGCGGCAGGAACAATCAGCGTTCGAGAACTCGACGACACGCCAATCTTCACCCAGATACTTCCAGGGTCGACACGGGCGTTCAACTCCCAGTATACAGTCCCAGCGGGCAAGCGCCTGTTCATTACTGACTGGTCTTGTTCCAGCCTTGGTGCCAGCCGTGGTGTAAACGACTACTTACGGTTCAAAATACTGGCAAACAAGGATTACGACGGTGTTTCTTCGGGAATCAACCTATTTGAACACAGTGATATGTCGGTGCAGGGTGATAACGTCCACCGCCACTTCGAAGTCCCGATATCGTTCCCAGCACTTACTGACATCGTAGTTAACTGCCAGGGTGTAGCGGCAACTGACCACGTGCAAGCATCGACATACCTTCAGGGATATCTAGTCACGGTATAACCATGCAACAGCCAATGACATGTAAAGAGTGTGGAGGCCACTGTTGTTATCAGCGCATTTCGTTTCACCCAAAGGAATGGCAGGCACTTCATAAGTACGGCAACAAAGAGCAAATCAAAGCCAAGGACTTCATGTTCATCGGCTTTGGGGATGACGGGTATTGGTATTCTCGCAATAAAGGAGCGTGCCCTGCCCTGACCGCCGAAGGATGTGCCATTCCTTACAATGAGCGCATGCTACTCTGCAATCTCTATCCATACGTCCCCTTCCCGATTCACGGGCCCGATGGGAAGATTGAGATAGAACTGTTCCTAGCGAATAAGTTCTGTCCGGCATGGAGAGAGTTTGCAGAGCGCAGATATGAGGCAGAGGAGGAGTTACGAAATGCCACCCGCAAAGAAGACTGAAAAGAAAACCGTAACGCCGAAAGTAGAGATGCTTGAGACCCCGCTAGAAAGACTTGAGAATCGAGTCACTGTTCTAGAAGGTTTCGTAGCGAAACTCTACGGTCAGCATTACGGCGGTATCTACAAAGTGGAATAACCATGACAGACACAACCTTGCCGAGTGCTACATTCGATGGCGGACCGGCGGCGCAAGACCCGTCCCCAACTGTACAATACACAAGGCTACTTGCTAGCGCGTTCAAGAAGTCCTCGATGGAGATGCGAGACGGAGGCCTAATGGTCCGTGACGTCCCGATGTTAGCCTCTGGGACATGGACCGATTCTGCCGTCCAGACGCCATTGAACTATCCGGAGAAAACCCTTCGCGAATTCGCAGCGAACTGGTCAGACAACACGGGATGGTCTCGCCACACAGGAGGAGTCCCGCGCGACGCTACTGATAAGGTAGCAGAACTACTCAATCCCAGATTCCAAGAAGGCGCAGTTGTCGGAGACATCTTCCTTCACGGAGCAACCCAGAAGTCTCGGGATATGATTGAACTAGTCAAACGCAAACTGATTGCGTTCGTCTCGGTTGAGCACACGGGAGATGAAAGGTATAACGCCTCGACCCGCCAGTTAGAAGCCACGTCCATTAACTTCTCTGGTTTTGCATTCGTCAATAAGGGCGCATGTAAACTCTGTAGAATTAACGAAGCGGCACCTCTGGCAAGTGCATCAATCGAAGAAGCACCCCTAGAGGTGCAGGATGAGACTATGGACACCAAAGAGTTAGAAGCCAAGATGGACGCTATGTCTAAAGAACTGGCGGAGTTAAAGGCTCCCAAGGTTATTGAGACAGTAGCACCCGTTGTTGACAACTCCCGGGAACTCGCCGAACTTGAAGAAGTCAAGGCAGTGAGAGGGGAACTTGAGACACTTCGCGCACAGATGAAGGAACTCATGTCCCAGCCCGCAGCGGCACCCGTAGCAGTTGCAGCACCAGTAGAAGCACCGAAGACCGAACACAAAGAGCCTTCTTCACGGTTTATAATCGACAAGAAGAACCGCTCAATCACAATGGAGTGAACACAACATGACAGCAATTACCCCAGCCGCATTTGACCCAAAACCCCGCCAACTTGGCGCAGTAATCGACTGTGTAGCAGGAGCAGCAATCCTTGCAGGCGCAGCAGTAGTTATCGAAGCATCCGGTGACAACTTCACCGTTATCCCCTGTGACTCTGACACTGCCGCAACTCTACCGTTCATCGGTGTTGCACTCTATTCAGCAGCCGCGGATGGAGACCACGTAGCAGTCGCCAGCACTGGGTCCGTTATAATGGTCCAGGAAGGAGACGGCGCTGCAGGTATCGACGCAGGAGACTTCTTACAGGCAGGCAGTGCCTCTGGTAGTGTCGTCGTCGAGACCAACGCTGACCTTGCAATTCTCGGTGTAGCACTCACCGACTGCGCAGCAGGCGGATTCACTTACGTTCTCGTGCAGCCACAACTGTCAACGAAGGGAGCATAATCATGGTAGCATTTGAACACACCCGCAGACTCGCCCAGTTCCTTGAAATTGAAACAATGGGCGCATCCGAACTGAAACGCAAAGTTGACCGCATGGTTCCCCGCGAACTGTCTTACCATGACTATGATGGAAAGGTAGTCGGCGCCCGTGAACTGCTGCTCTCCGAAGGTATCGAGGGAACAACCCTTATTCCGACTGAAATCGCAGCCACCGTTGTAGAAGGCGCAGAGCCCGTAAGGTGTTTCCGTGAGGTTCTCCCCATCTATCAGATGAAGGGGATGTCCATGTCTGTGCCTGTTGGCTCGACTGGAACCTATGCTCCTATCGTCTCTGAAGGGTCAGAAATCCCCATCGAGAACCAGGAGTATTCAAGCGTTACCTTCAACGCAATCAAGTATGCAACCCGCCCGGTCATCACCAACGAGATGATTGACGACGGCATGTTCGATGTCATCGCTACCGAAGTTCGCAAGGCCGGTCAGCGCATGGAGAACGCACTCAACCGCGTTGCCCTTGCAGAAATGATTGACAACGACGCCAACGTAGCCGACTGTGGTAACACTGGAACAACCCCACTGCTCTTCCTCGCAGCCGCACAGCAGAACGTCCTTGCCGACAACTGCATGCCCAACCAGATTATCTTCAGCCCATCCTGTTACGCAGCCTGTATGCAGGAGGGTCTGATTCTTACCCCCGCGTATGCAAACGACATGATGAGGACTGGAACCCTCGGGCAGATTCTCGGTATGCCCACCCGCATGTGCAGCATTGCCTCCTCAACAACCAGCCTCGACGGCGGTAAGTCTGTCGCAACGTGGGGATTCACCAGCGACAACTATGTCGGTGCACTCGTGCTCGACACCACTGTCTGCGGTGCAATCGGTATGAGGCAGGACATGAAGGTCGAACAGTACGCTGACTCAATCCGCCAGATGCAGGGCATCAGCCTTTCAATGAGGTTTGACGTCGAGGCACTCCAGACCAACGGTATCGGGTCCATCATCTACTAGACGGGGTGAGGCTAATGCTTTGCTCCCAGAACAGCGGCAAATACCTGTCTGGGACGTGGCATGAGAACCGATTGTTAGCGGTCGAAGAGACCGATAACTTCGACTCATCCGACCTATCCTTTTTAGAAATGGATGGGGCTCTACCCGGCCCGATAGGCAAGATGGCACAGTTCAGGCGCACGATGTCCATGCTAACGCAACCAATCGACCCCTTGAACTGGGAACAAGAAGACTACGAATACAATAAGGAAAACCCAGCGGTAGGTGACTAATGGCATTTTGTACATACACGGAACTTGCGAATTTAACAGGAAGTGTCCGTACACAGACCGTTCTGGAGGCAATCATATCAGAAGCGGATAGGCAGTTGACCGCGTACTTAAAGGCACGTGGAGTCACCGCCTCTGCTTGCGACGAATCGAAATCGGCATCCCTTGCCCTCTCGCAGGCTGGGTTACTTCGATTAGGATTACAGGAGGGTTCATTTCAGGCCAGTTCTGGCGACTTCACCTCTAGCGTTAACGTCACCGATGCGTGCAAAGCATTGGAGACCAGAGCATTCAGTATCCTTGATGACTACATATCGAGGCAGGTAGCACTCATTACTCCTCGCAGGTCTTACATGATGAAGGCAGGCGGGCGATGTTAATATGTTCTCTGCTCCACACACCGCTACGGCCAGGAGGATGGTCCTAACATACAGCCTCAAGTATGATGGCGGGACTGCCGTATTCACAGCCGGCAAGACCCTCACGGGCGCGACATCTCACGCGACCGCCACCATCTCGAGCACGGGAAGCACTGCTAGCGGAACCCTCGTAATCTATGATATCTCTGGAACGTTTCAGAACGATGAACCACTGTCCGACAATGGCACTATCCCAGGTGCCGCTGTCGCAGATGGTGTTATCAGCGGTCCGATTCTAGACGCCTATGGACAACAGTCACAGACTGAAGTATCCACTTCAATAACGTGCAGGTTCTTCTCAAAGTTGGACCTCAACCCTTCAACGGGTGCACTGACGTATGCTCAAGACTCTTTGCAGGTGATGATGCCTCCGCTCGTGGATTTAGATAATGGTGACACTCTTACATCTACTGACACGGGATACGCGGAGACTTATGTCATATCGGCACTGAAGCCTGTGTATACACTAGGGATTCTCCATCACTACACGTCCAGACTAGCGAGGTTGTCATGACGCCGTCAGCCTCAACCTGTTACGGTCATCAAGAACTACGAGACATGGTCATTGAACTCAAGGCCGATGTAAAACACATCGACAAGAAAATCAGTGAACTTGTTGAAATCGCACGAGAGAACAGCCTACGCATCGACTCACTTGAGCAATATCGTTCGGAAGAAGTGGGTCGTGCGAAGGGCGTGGCGTCTACTGCTACTGTAGTCTCGGTTGTCATATCGGTTGTCGTTTCGGTTGTCGCAGTTATCGTGGGGGCGATTTTCACATGAGAGACATCACCCTTTCAATAATCAATAAGTTACTCGCAACAACAGCAATAACCACGGCAGTGAGTACCCGCGTGTATCGCGCACAACTCCCGAAGAAGCCAACACTACCAGCGATAGTAGTCACAAAGGTTGACGACATAAGACCAAATGACACAATCGAAGCCTACGGGCGCGCGCGTATACAGGTGACTGTTCTAGCAGCAAGCGATGGTTTGACTGACAACATATCTGGTATGGTTGCTGACGCTCTGAATTCAGTTGTCAATACTTACTTGACAGGTGTAATTATCGTCTCAATCGAAGACGCCGGAGCGGTTAGTGACAACAATCCAGATGCTGATACGTGGATGTATCACAGAGACTTCATGGTGAATTACCGATGACATCACAAGCAAAAATGGCAACAGGCGCATACGTCCTCTATAACGGGACTGTATACGCAGAACTTACGGAGATTAACCCTCCGTCCTTTAGCGTTGAGAAGGTCGACGCAACCAGCCACGATTCTACTCACAAGATTAGTATCGGTGGTCAGTCGTCCTTCGGAGATTTGACTTTCAAGGCGAACTTCGTAAACGATACCTCACAGGCAGCCCTCCGTGTTCTCGCACTAGCGAAGACCACTGGTGTCTGGCGTTTCGTCTATCCCGCCTCCTCTGGACTTCCGACATATTCGGTTCCCGGGTTTATCTCTTCATACTCAACTACGGCCCCTCTCAAGGGAGCGCCTGCACAGATGAGTGTATCGATTACCCCGACCGAAGATGTAACGGAAGTAACCGCAGCCTCGACCAAGTTAACAACCCCATTCCTTGTCCTCACGAAGAATGAGACCGGAACTGTTACCGGTGTCCCAGCCGCAGGTGCAGCCACGTATGTAATCGACTACACAATGCCCCAGGCAACCGTAGCCTCATACACGCTAACCCCGACTGCAACTGCAGGAACCATCTACGTTAACGGCACGATTGTTGCGACCGGCGTGGCATCGGGTGCAATCACCTACACGCTCGCACTCTTCCCGACTGGAAGTATCAAGACCGACTTCGTAGTTGTTGACGGTGGCGGTATGCCCGCTATCTACAGACTGCGCCTCACCAGAGGAACAGCATAATCATTTTTTAAAGAAGGAGGACTACAATGGCAGACAACCAAGCAATGACTTACATGGCCAAGATAGGCGTCGATGGTTCTGAATTTACAGGCGGCCTTGAAAAGATGGCCCAGGGATTTACGGCTATGTTTGGCCCGACGGGTATCGCTGTTGGTGCCATTGCCGTCACTACGAGCGCAATAGCAGGTTTAATAATTGAGCAGGGTAAGATAGCAGCGGCCAACCTTGATATGGCTGATACCACTGGTATCGCGGTTGAAGAGATTCAGCGGTTCCACTATGCAGCCAAGATAACGGGTGAAGAGATAGGCACTGTTGACGCAATGCTTAACACACTCACCTTGTCAATGGGTGAGGCACGAGACGCAACCAGTGCACAGGCGTTAGCATTCAAGGAGATGGGTATAGACCCAACTGGGAAGTCAACTGAAGAAGTGTTTCTCGCAATGGCAAACAGCCTGACTACAATGTCAGACAAGCAGAAGATGTCATCACTTGCGGCGGACATCCTTGGGAAGTCATACAAGGACTCGTTGCCCTTCATGATAGACTACCTAGAGAAGCAGAAGGAAATATCCGAACAGGAAGTCTTTAGCAAGGAACAAGAGGAGTCCCTAGAACGCGGTGCCCGTGCCTTTGAGAAGATAGGTGCGAAGGCAGAAGGGTTCGCTGGATGGGTTGCAATAGGTCTTGTTGAGGGTGCCGAAGAGTTGGCATTCCTTCTCCAGAACGGCCAGAGCAGTATCATGGCCGGGCGTGCGAAGGGTGTTGATGATTACGGTAGCGGTGCTACGAATACGTGGTCCCCAGAGAAAATCAAGACGGGTATCATTGACCCGTTCGCTGGATGGACACAGGCAGAAGTCGAGTTACAGTTACAGACCGACAAGGTCACCGAGGCCCAGAAAGAACTCCAGTTGGCAATGGCAGCAGAGCCCACGAAAGAGAACGTCGCCAAGGTTCGTGAACTGTCAGCGGCATATTCCGAAGAACGAGCAATCCTCAAAGACCTCATTGCTCTGAAGACAGAGGAAGCGGTGTTGTCAGGCGTCCCGGGTGCTACATACGCAAGCGCTGACAAGAAAGGCAAAGCCAACACCTTCATCGGATACGACTCAAGCGGGAAACCAATGTATTCCCCGAATGCGTTCTATGACTCTGGTGCTATTGAGAATCAAGGCATCTCAACAGCGGAAGATAGAGCCGCTGCTATGGCTGGTGTGAACTACGGGTCAGGAGCAAACACCGGATATTATGAAGGTGAATACGCAGCGAACACCTCACGCTATCAGGCCAACCTCGCCTTCGCAATGTCTGACACTACTGGAAACGCCAGTCTGGCTGCAATCAAATCGCTGGATGCAAGTCGATACCGTCTTAACAATGTAGACAATCCGAATTACGGTGCTGGAACTGGAACATATGCCAGCATGTCTGACCAGTATATGGCGGCATATCGACAATCACAGAATCCGACCGTTATCATTCAGGTATCCCCCGACTTCAGCGAGAGCGCACAGTCGATTGCAGAGAAGACGGCCGAGGCCATGTCAAGAGAACTTGCAAGGCAGGCGTCTGGAACATGAGCGTCTTTGCAAACTTCTCTGACCTCTGGCGTCTTACCGATTTCCTGAAGAACCTAGCAGATGGAGCGATTACGAATCAGGAAGCAGCCGTGATGGAAGCGGGTCGAGCGTATGAAGCGGATATGAAGAAGTCATCGCAAGTCCCACTCAAAACCGGCCAGTATAAGAGTTCGATTCGGGCTGATTTAGACCATGGTCTTCACGGCCCAGTTTCAGTTATCGGTTCTCCGATGCCCCAGACGCTTCGGTTAGAGTATGGGTTCTATAGTGGCGATGGATTCAACCAAGGTGTTGATAGGCTCGGTCGCCAGTATAACCAGATGATGAGACCGCACTGGAGACCAACGTGGGACTTCAATCTCCCTACGTATGAAAGAATTATGTTTGCTAGATTGCTTAAGGATGTGAAAATGACATGATAGTCCCAGCAATTCCTTTTTATATCGGGGAGAAGTTCTACCATCTTCGCTTCGAGATTCAGGACATGGGGTTCCTAGAAGATAACTTCGGAACGCTCATGCAATTGTTCGACCCGCAAAAGTTTGGATATAAAACAGCCGCGAAGTTTATCCTCGTATCGTGCTATGATAAAGACGGCGAAGACTACGCTCACCACTTCCCTCAACACCAACAGGCTCTCAACGATTCTATGAAGATGGTGCAGGAGTTCTGCAACCAGTTCGTAGGACCCACACAGGGACTCGCATTCCTGTATGCTTCAGTCCACAGTGCCCTCGTAGCATCCGGATGGTTCCAGGCCCCAGAGCCGAAGAAAGAAAAGGCGAAGGTTGCTGATATAAAAAACTCAACATCTCCGAAGCGTACACGAAAGCCACGCAAAGCAATGCCCTCGGTGTGTGCGGGTTAGCCTATCGGGCGTATGTCCGCATGACCCCCGCCGAGTTCGACGTCTTATGTGAAGCCCGTCTCGACTACGCTCTTATGCAGCGAAGGTGGGCCGATACGATGACAGCCAGTATAGTATCAACGTTGATACGACTGAAGGGCGGAGAGATTAGTAGGGATGATATGCTAACATATTCATACCCAGAACTCCCGGTAGTTGAAGAGGTGGCACCGGACGATGTCACCGTGAGCATCCTCAAGCAGTGGGTTGCAGTAACAAAGAAGGTGAAAGAATGAAACTTACATGGACATCCCCGGGAGGTACGAGCGTAGAGTTCTCGAAAGATGACTCTACTTACAAACTCCTCAAAAACTACGACGGGTTTGCAACGGCTGACTTGACATATCGAACAACCTCTGCCCCATACCAGCAGGGGGAAACACTTCTATCAACACAGTTCAACACCCGCAAACTGACGTTCAGCGTGATGATTACAGCACCGTCACTAGAAGACGTTCAGGCAGCAACACAGTCATTGATTCGTCTGTTTAACCCGCTCGCAGGGAACGGTGTGCTTGCCTTCGAGTATGAAGACGGGACATCCTATTATTTGTCTTGTAGCGGGAGAACAACCACCTCCGCAGGTGGGCGCGGAACAATGTATCAGGTTGTCAACTTCATGATGACAGCCCACGACCCGTTCTGGTATACATCATTCCAGGCGGCGTCGTTAGGAACAACCAGTGTCGCAACATTCCCCCTCGTGTTCCCGTTCGTGCTTCCATCGAACACTGCCAACACCATCGTTACGAACAACGGAGACATCGACGCAGCAGCCACGATTATCATCACTGGAGATGTCACTAATCCGAAGATTACCAACAACACCACGGATGAGTTCTTCGAGTTCACCATCAATATGGATGCCAACGACGTGATGACAATTACCACCGGGTTTGGCAACAAGACCATAACCTACTACGATGCAACGGCAGGAACAACTGTCAACGGCTTCCAGTATCTGAACGAAGACTCGGTGTTCTGGGAACTTATCCCGGGTGAGAATGAAATCATCTTTACCAGTGATGCGGTAGATGCGGCAACGCGTGTCTCACTGTCGTGGAGAGATAGATACTCGGGTGTATAATCATGACAATCACGCAACCATACGAGTCCTCGGTTA